AATCTGGTCAGGCGGAAGAAGGCGTGGCCCCGAGGGGGAGGGGGAAAGTTCCAGTTCTGCACCCACAACCTGAAGGAAGCCCCCGCTTTGCTCTGGTTGGACGACCTAGACCCGGATAAAGAGGCGCCGTGCCTCGTTGGGATTCGGAGGGAAGAATCCGCCAACCGCGCCCAGTTCCCCGAACATACGGAAGAAAGCCCGAAACACGGCGGGCGGCAATTGTGGGCGCCGCTGGTCAGACACACGGCGAAAGATCGGGACGAACTGATTTCCAAGACGCCATTTGAGCCTTTGCCGTTCCGGTCGAAAGAGTGCTATCCCTGCGTCAACGCCAACAAGGGTGAACTGCGTCATTTGGACCCGGCGACGATTGCCAGAGTGCAGATGCTGGAGATCGAGATGGGGGTGAACTCCAAAGGAAATGACCGGGTGCTGTTCTCCCCTGCTAGGCATGGGGGAGCCATCGGGATCGTGGCGGTCGTTGAAGACGCGAAGAAGAATAGCGATGACCTTTTCCAGACCGTTGCCTGCGACTCAGGATGGTGCGGAGGATGACCCAATCCCCTATTTCCGCGAGTTCTTACAAGCCGCCGAAAGCGCCGCGCTGGGGGACTTCAGCCCGGCTAAAGCACTGGTTCAAAAGCACCCAATCTGCCGGGGAGAACTCCTTGCGTTTTACCAAGGCATCAAAGAAGGTCGCCGGGCACGCGCCGCGAGCGCACGGCCAGGTCGGGCGCCTGCCCTACATCATCGACATCGGCCCGCGCGTGCGCGCCTGGGCTGTCCGCAACATCAAACCGAAGGAAGACTGATGACCACCGTCACCACCGCAATGATCGACGCCGCAGCGGATGCGCTCGCGCTGTCGAAGATCCAGACCAAGATCCAGTTGGAGCAGGCTGTCGCATACGAGATCGACCTGGCAGCGGCCGCCAACCACCGAGCGAAGGCGGAAGCAGAGTTCGATCGAACCGCGGCCCACCGTGCCGCGATGGAAGCGCACAACGCGACGATCGCCGCGTGCATGACGCGCCAGGCAACGGCCGCCGAAGCGATGTTCCTTGAGCTTCGCAAGCAGGGCACCGCATTCGACGCCAGCGAGCGCGGCAAGGTCATGCAGAACGCATTCGAGCAACTGATGACCGTGTACATGAAACCATCGACGGCGACTACGCCAGCGGGTCGCTCGGCGGATGTCGAGGCTGACTCCAACTTCCTGCTCCAGGCAGTCGAGCGGGTCATGGGCACCTACGACGCGCTGCGGACCCCATGAGCGATGACCATGAAGATGACACTCAGCGAGTACGAGAGGCTTGTTGGCGCGAGTTCCTTCACGCCGCGGAATCTTCCGCAAGAGGTAATCACGCGCCAGCGCGAGAGTTGGTCGCCCGCCATCCCGCAGTTCGTACCGAACTCGCTGCCTTCGCCCACGGGATCGAAAGCGGCGCACTTCAGAAGCGCGAGGACGGGAGCTACCGCGCCGTCCGCGTTGGAAGAGGAGTTCGCGTTGATCCTGCGCGCGTTCGGGCTGCCGAAACCAGAACGGCAGTTCAAGTTCGACCCCGATCGCAACTGGAGGTTTGACTTCGCGTGGGTGGATCAGCGGGTCGCCGTCGAGATCGAGGGTGGGATCTGGTCCCGCGGCAAGAGCGGGCACACCAGTGGGGCCGGGATTACCCGCGATGCTGAGAAGAGCAACGCCGCTCAGTTGCAGGGGTGGCTTGTCCTGCGCTTCGTGGAGTCGCACCTGAAGGACGGCAGCGCGATCGAGTGGACCCGCCAGGCGCTAGGAATTACGTGGAAACACCAGTGAAACCTGTGCGCACATTTTGGGTCGATTAGCCCTACCGACAACAAGAGAAAGACGATGACCACCACGGCGAAGCTGAAAAAGCACCTCGATGATGCAACCGGGCATCTCCTGGTCGCGCGCGTCGCCATGCGTGACGGGCATCACCTGGTCGCTCAAGAAGCGCTCGCGAAACTCTCCAGGGTCTGCAACGCAGCGCACGAGGTCGCCGGCCAGCTTCAGCGCAAGGCCACAAGCCCGCTGCTGCCGAAGAAGTCCGACCGGGGGCGCGGGTGATCGCCGAACTCTACTTCGCCGGCCTGGTCGGGTTTTTCCTCGGCCTGCTCGCGGCCGCACTGATGCAAGCATCGAACTTCAAGGACGACGAGTGAAGCACCCGCCCTGCAACGGAAAGGTCGGGTTCGATTCCTTCGATCTCGCGGCGGCCGCCGGCCGGCGGGCTAGGGCAAAGCACAAGAGGGTGAACCCGTACCACTGCCCCGAGTGCAAGAAGTTCCACACCGGCAACAACGATGGCAGAACGAAACGTCCCCCGCGGACGATAGGAGTCGAGGAATGAGGATCGTCATCTTTCGCAGCGCGCTCTACAGGCAGTGGTACTTCCGCATCGTCGCCGCCAACAACCGGATCGTCGCCCAGTCCGAGGGATACAAACGCAAGGCGAGCGCGATCAAGACCGCGGAAGCGATCCGCGCCGACTGCCTGTTCTGCCCGATCGAGGTCGAATGATCCCCGGAGAGCGCGCCAACGGGCACGCCAGGCTCACGATCAAGGAGGTCGAGGGTCAGGGGTTCACCCCGGAGGAAGCGCAGCGCGTGCGCATGATCGTGGGCCTCCACACCGACAAAGGCTACCGGCGGAAGGGCGATGCCACCAGGCTGATGAAGCAAGTCTGCGGCGAGGCGGATGAGGACGACACCCTGCTCTTGCTGGAGCCGAAACCGGAAGACGAGGCCGAGTTCGATGAGTTCCTCCTGCAGAACTTCTACCGGCGCTTCGGGTTCACCCGAGTGCAGAAGAAACCGATCGTGCTGATGGCACGCAAGGGACGACCATGAGCAGCAAAGTGCAGAAGAGTGCTGGCGAAAGCAGGCCGATGCCACCAAACGCCGGCAAGGGACGCGTCAAAGGCGTGCCCAACGTCGCAACGCGCAACGCCCGTGAGGCAATAGCCCGGTTCGTTGACGGCAACGCCGAGAGACTGCAGGGTTGGTTAGACCAGATAGCCGAAGACCCGAAACACGGCCCGCTGGCGGCCTTCAAGTGCGTGCAGGAGGTGATGGAGTACCACATCCCCAAGCTGGCGCGCACCGAACTCACGGGCGACGGCGGCGGCCCGGTGGTGATCAAGGCGTCGAAAGAGGACGAGGAACTGTGACGGCAGACATCATCGACTTCAAGCGTGAGGCGGAAGAGTTCGCGGAGTGGGCGATGCCGCCTCTCCCGCCCGCGCCGGATAAGCCTGCGCTGACGCTGATGCGCGCCGACCAGGTGCTCGGCTATGTGGTGCTGGAGTCTTGGATCGAGGACCGCGGCGGCCTGCTGGTCGGCATGGGCAAGCGATCGGAGTACTCGCGCGACGGAACGTTGCTGCACGATGGGCCTGCGGCGCCGACCGGCGTGATCGGGCGGATGGAGTGACGCTCACCGCGCGCCAGCAAGAGGCGCAGAAGGTGCTCGCCGGCCCGGCAACGCACATCCTGCTGGAGGGTGGCTCGCGCTCGGGCAAGACGTTCCTGCTCACGCGCGCGGTCGCGATGCGTGCGCTCAAGGCGCCGAAGAGCAGGCACGCGATCTTCCGGTTCCGGTTCAACCACATCAAGGCGTCGATCATCGCGGACACCTTCCCGAAGGTGATGGAGTCCTGCTTCCCTGGCGTGAAGGCGCCGGTGAACCGCACCGATTGGTTCGCCGAGTTTGAGAACGGCAGCCAGATCTGGTTCGGCGGCCTGGACGACAAGGACCGCACCGAGAAGATCCTCGGCAGCGAGTACTCGACGGTCTACCTAAACGAGATCTCGCAGATCAAGGTGCAGGCGCGCGACATGGTGCTCACGCGCCTGGCGCAGAAGGCGCAGCAAAAGGTGCAGGGCGAGGCGCGCGAACTGCGCCTGCGGTTCTACTACGACCTGAACCCCACGAACCGCGCGCACTGGGGCTACAAGCTCTTCCACGACAAGATCGACCCGGAGTCGAAGCGGCCGCTCGGCAACCCCGAGCAGTACGCACACTTCCGCATGAACCCCGAGGACAACGCGTCGAACCTCTCGGCAGCGTACCACGATGTGCTGCGCTCGATGTCGAGCCGGCAGCAAAAACGCTTCCTGCGCGGGGAGTGGGCCGATGCAACGCCGAACGCACTGTTCCCCGATGAGGTGATCGACTCGTGGCGCGTGATCGACGGCAAGGTGCCCGAGTTTGTGCGGGTGGTGGTCGGCGTCGATCCCTCTGGCTCGGGCGATGAGGACAACCAGGACAACGACGCGATCGGCATCCTCATCGCGGCCCTGGGCACGGACGGCAACGCGTATGTGGTCGAGGATTGCACGGTGAAGGCCGGGCCGGCGACCTGGGGGCGCGTCGCCACGAGCGCGTTCGATCGCCACGCTGCGAACGTGATCGTCGGCGAGGTGAACTACGGCGGCGACATGGTGCGGCAGACGATCCAGACTGCCAGGCCGCGGACACCGTTCAAGAAGGTGACGGCAACGCGCGGCAAGGCAGTGCGCGCCGAGCCATTCTCCGCGCTCTACGAGCAGGGCAAGGTGCGCCACGTTGGCAACTTCCCCGAGCTTGAGGATGAACTCGCGGCGTTCAGCACGTTCGGCTACACGGGCACTGGCTCGCCGAACCGGGCTGACGCGTTGATATGGGCGCTGGCCGAGCTTTTCCCCGGCATGACCAAGGGTGAAGAGGCGCCGGCCGAAGAGGAAGAAGAGCACGGGCACTACGGGGGAACGGGATGGATGGCAACGTAGGCATGGGCCGGATGGTCGATTGGCCCGAGATCCTGCTCGATCTGCGCCGGCACGGGTGGACGCTGGCGCGGGTGGCGCAAGCGATCAACGCCCCGAAGCGCACGGTGTCGGAGTGGG